ATTCGTCGTTATTATGAAACTGCAGATTACTCTACTGGTCATTATCAACAAAACAAAGAGTACAACCAAATCATGGATGATTGGCGCAAGAACAAATCCTTTGCGATCAAGAAATCTGGGTATCATGTATACTTTGGACTTTCTGGTTCTGCACTTTCTACTGATGCAGAGTTTGAAGTTTCGGATGATGCGAGTAAGAGTCAGATCAAATCTGCGTTTGCTAAGTCACTGAAGAGTAAAAAGATGAATAAGAAAGTTCTTGGAGAGTTTATTGAACTTGTTGCATAATAAATACTTAAAAAAGTATTTGTAACAATGAACTTGCAGGAACTAAAGGAAGCTTATAGTCAAGTGCATCAAATTGATGAGGCAGAAGGTTCTTATGGTCAAACTCCAAAAGCAACTGCTGCTTATGCAAAACTTGGCAATGAAAGAAGAATGAAGCCAGCAAGTGAGTATCCAAAGAGAGGTGATAAAAAGAAAGCAGTATCAGATGCTGAAAGACACGAGAGAACATCTAGAACACCTGATGCTGGTCATAGTGGTAAGAAATCAACCAAACCTTCTTGGCATTCTTATCAAAGAGATAAGATGACCCAAAGTGATAGAGATTATCTTCGTGGTCAATCTGAATATGGTCAT